CAGCTAAGGCTGCCGCCGCACAAGCCAAGTCTACAAAATAATTTAATTAAGGAATAACAAGATGTCTGTAATCGCAACTTCGACGCATACAAAGTCAAATGTGCTCAAAAAAGAAATTTGGGCGGGTGAGGGTTTCGCTGAAACTGTTATCGTAATCAATGATACCGCTGGTACTCTCTTGGTAGGTACAGTTCTCGGTAAAGTAACTGCCACTGGTAAGTACAAACGTGCAGTTCAAACAGCAGTAGACGGTTCAGCAGTAGCTGCAGCTATCGTGATGAATGAACAAACAATTCTCGGCGCTACGGATACTAAAGCTGTTGCCCTGACTCGGGGCTTCGCTAAAGTCTCTAAAGCAGGTCTAGTTCTGGATGCAACTTATGACTTGCAAGCAGAAAAAGATGTTATCTATGCGTCTCTTGAAGCCCTAGGTATTCAAGTTTTGGACACTATCTAATAATTAAGGAAAATATATAACATGACAACCCGCAGCTTTACAAATAGCTTTGAAGTAGTTGATAGCACTCGTGAACTTAACACCTTGCCTCAGACATGGACACTCTTAAGTGATTCTGGTTTGTTCAAGGATGAGTTCTTGTCGCAAAACGTAGTCACCTTCCAAGAAACCAAAGGTTCTATTGCAATAGTTAAAGACCAAATCCGTGGTTCAAAACCACAGACTACCTCCAACGATTTGCGTAAGATTCACTCTTACTCTTTGACTCACCACCCTCTGACGGATGCCTTGTACCCTGACGATATTGCTGGTAAGTCAGCTTATGATGATTTGAACTCCGCTGACACTGAAGCAAAAGCTTTGTTGCGTAAAATGCAAAAGATTCAAAAGTCGTTCGATGTGACTAAAGAGATTGCACGTTTCCAGACTATTACAACTGGTGCAGCTTGGGCACCGAATGGTACAGTAGTCGCTAACTACTACACGGACTTTGGTTTCACTCGTAATGAGGTTGACTATGTGTTTGGTACATCCACGACAGACATTGCAGCTAAGTGCGAAGCAATCATCCGTGGCTTCCAAGATTCAGCGACAGACGGTGTAATTATCAATTCTGTTACTGCATATTGCAGCCCTGTGTTCTTTGCTAAACTGATTAACCACGCCCGTGTTCAGACAGCTTACACTTACTTCACATCTACAACTGGTCAAAATGTGTTGCGTGAACGTGCTGGTGGTATGGGTCTGTATCGTCGCTTCACTTATGCCAATATCAACTTCGTTGAAGTGCCGACAGTCTTGGCAGGTCAGGCGCTTATTCCAAGTGGTGATGCGTATTTTATAGCTGAGTCAGATGATGACTCATTCGTTACAGTGTATGGCCCTGCAAACCGTTTCGGCTTGGTTAACACTATTGCAATGCCTCAGTATTTGTGGCAATTCCGTGACCCTCGTGGCACAGAAATCACGCTTGAAGCTGAGTGCAATATGCTCTCCCTGTTGAAGCGTCCTAACTTTGTTGCTCGTGGCTTTAGCTCCACTTAATACAGAGTAATAAGATTGCCCTCTTTATTGAGGGCTTTCTTCTAAGGCTACCTTTGTTGTTGGTTTTAGAAGAGATACAAACAAAAAGAAAAGAGAAACACCGTGGCTTTAAACCTTATTCAGCAAGTACGTCTTTTGACACAAGACAACGCCGTGGGCTTTTACTTTGTGACAGATGAAGAAATTCAGTTCTTCCTAGACCGCAATAATCAAAACGTAAACAAGACAGCGTTAGAAGTAGCTAAAGTTATTCTGTTGCAACTGAGCATGTGGAGTGCTAATGAAACTGTAGACATCTTCTCCGTAACAGGTGGAAGTAAATCAGCAGAACAGTACCGACTCTCCTTGCAAATGTTTCTACGCTCTCCTGAACTCAATCCAGTATTTGCAAATGTAAATGCTTATGCAGGTGGGATTAGTCTAATTGATATGCAAGCTAATGTAGATAACTCAGATAACAACTACATTTGCACTCCTAACAGTTCAACTGCACAGACTGTACAAAACTTTGGAGTCTAGTAATGGCTAACAGATTTCTACTAGCAAGCATTGACGCTGTGAAACGCAATGGACTATCTTGCAACTACATAAAAGTTCAAACTGGTGTTTACAATGTCGAGACTGGATCGGTTACTAATACTGAGACGACTTATCCTGTAGTGATGTATAAAAAACACATTAAGACAAGTCAGTACAATTACCCAAACTTAATAGGTAAAGATGTTGGTGTATTTTACTTAGCTAACTATCAATTAACTTTTACACCTTCTGTTAAAGATAAAATTTTCTACGATAACCAGACTTATATTGTAGAGTCCTTCGAGAACTGTGTAGCTCACTCACAGACCGTCCTATTCAAAATTCTAGCTGTGAGGACTTAGTGTGATTACCGCTGATGAGAGTGAATGCAGTAAATCCCTGCAGGAGTACAGAATTGAAGTAGAACGTAAACTCAAAGCGATGGTTTCAGGGTTTGCAAGAGAGATAGCTGAGACAGCTTCCTCAAAGACTACTATTGGCGATGAAACTAAGCTCTATGACTTATACGCCGCGCGTGAACTAGCCAGAGGTATCGACGCAAAAGCAGGCTTCCACAAAGGAGCTTGGGTATACACCGAAGGTGGTCTAACCTTTGACCCTAAAATTTACTCCACAGGTATGATGGCAAACGAAGTTGAATACCAAGCCCAAGCTAACTACAAGATTGGTGATAGCTTTTCAATCGGTGCAGAAGGTACAGCTTATGAGATGCTTCAAGAGCGTGATGATATTGAAGGTGAAACCCTTTCAGCCATTCAGACCGCCCACAAAGTGGATTTGAAGCGTTTTTACGATGAAGGATAACTATGCCTATATTGGCAACAAAAAGAGCGTTAGAACGCCGTTTAACAGCTTTAACCCCCACTGTACCGACAGCCTTTGAGGGTGTGAGTTTTGAGCCACCTACAACTCTATATCAGCGATGTCAGTTTCGTATTGATTCACCAGAGGACACAACATTAAGTGCAGGTACTGGCATTGGATATTACAGAGAACGGATTCAATTTCAAGTCTTTGTAATTGCAGAACCAAACCAAGGTACAGCCGCAGCACTTACCCGTGCCGAACTGATTAGAAATCTCTTTAAAAAAGGTACAACCCTTTTAGAAGGTAGTTACAGAATATATGTTCTAACTACACCAAAGGTGGGGTCTACAGCACAGATTGGTACGAGGTCTATTGTGCCTGTGATGGTTGATGTGATTACAGAAGTCTATTCGTAGGTTTATAAACAGGCTAGGGGTTGCTCCCGAAACAGAAGAGTCATTACCTTCTCTTGCCTTGTTTTCTTTTTAGTAATGTTCTTTAATGGAGAAGTATGCTTTTATTAACAAAAGACAAATTGAACCAAATACTTAAGCAAAATCGTGGAAAATCTTACACTTATGGGCTGTGTCGTGGTTCAGGGGATTTATTCTATGTGGGTGTAGGGATACGCCAAAGAGTTCTTAATCATACCTATGAACATGAACTAAATCGTGGTGGGAATAAGCATAAAATAAGTATTATTAAAAGAAAATAAAACATACTTTAGACTGTTATTTTTTAATTCTCTTTTAATAAGGATAGAGCAGTTTGTCTTGAGGTGGAAAAAGATTTAATAAGAAAGTTTGGACGTTCAGATATCCAAACAGGCTCACTGACAAACTTGACAAATGGCGGTGAAATTGGCGCAAACGGTGTGGTTGTTTCTGCTGAAACTAGATTAAAACTCTCCGAAAAAGTACAGGAAAGAGTTGAAGTAATAAGAGAACAACAACGCGAACGCTGGAAAATTTTAACAGAGGATGAGAAACTGCAACGCATCCTTAACATGACGCGCGGCAGTGGTACTCCTGAGCATCTTGCTAAGTTATCAAAGGCACAACTGAAAAAGTGGAGTAATCCAGAGTACAAAAAACGTCTCTCGAAGATACAAGTAACAGCCCAAGGTGCTCTTGCAGAAGACCATAGAAGAAGAACAACAGCTTACTGGGCAAACCCAGAAAACAAAGAAAAACGATTAGAACAGAATAGGTTACGAAGGGCTGCAAAGTTAAGTAACCCTGTCTTGAGTCCGATAGAAGAACGGGTTGCTGTACCCACTTAAAAACAGGACATTTTGCAAAATGTATTTTATAAGTAAACAAGGAATCAATAATGCCATCAATTTCACGTGGAACGGCGAAAGTAATCGCCTACAAAAAAGAAACAACATTCGGTGTCTTAGCAGGCGCTGCCTCTGGTAAACAACTTCGCCGTGTTACAGGTAATTTCAATTTAAGCAAAGAAACTTACGAGTCAAACGAAATTCGCTCAGACCGCCAATTAGCGGATTATCGTCACGGTGTTCGTAGTACAGAGGGTTCATTGAACGGTGAACTGTCGCCTAATTCTTACTCTGATTTTATCCAAGCAATTCTTGCTAGGGACTTTACAACTGGAGCTATCGCTACAGGCTTGACAGTAACTATTGCAGCTTCTGGTTTGTTGTGGACAGTCACTCGTACTGCAGGCTCATGGTTGACAGATGGTATGACTGTTGGTAAAGTTATTGCTCTTACAGGTGGGACACTAAACGTACTGACTACAGGTAAGAATTTATTGATTGTAGCTACGACAGCTCTGGTATTAACTGTCAAGGTTCTTAACAACACAGCCCTCTTTACAGATACAGCGGTAGCATCTGTTACCGCAACAGTGCGAGGTAAAGACACTTTTGTTCCTGCTACTGGACATACCGACCAATCTTTCACCGTAGAAGAGTGGTACTCCGATATTGCTCAGTCAGAGGTGCATACAGGTTTAAAAGTAGGCTCAATGAACACGCAGCTACCTGCCACTGGTTTAGCCACTGTGGACTTCTCTTTCCAAGGGAAGGACTTGACACAGACAGGTACTGCTCAGTATTTCACTACTCCTACAGCACAAGGTACAAATGGTATTTTTGCTGCAGTACAAGGTGCAGTCATTGTAAATGGACAACCTGTGGCACTGATTACTTCAGCGGATTTCTCAATCGAACGTGCTCTGGAAAATGCTGTTGCGGTGGGTTCAAACTCAGTTGCAGATATTTTCACAGGACGTATTAAGGCAATGGGTAACCTCAGTGTTTACTTCCAAGACGCTGTGTTCCGTGACTACTTTAAAGATGAGACTGTTGTTTCTTTAGTTTTTGCAATGACCACATCTGATGCAGCAAATGCGGATTTTGTAAGTTATGTTTTACCTAAAGTAAAACTTGGGTCATTCACCAAAGATGACCAAGAGCTAGGTTTAGTCGCCAGTACTTCGTTCCAAGCGTTACTTAATGACATTTCAACAGGTGGTCTACCCTTGACCACTGTTGCAGTACAAGACAGTACACTGTAATTAAACTCTAGTGAGTTCAACCCCCTCAGAGCAATCTGTAGGGGGTTTTTTATTGCTTATCTTCTACCCTAATTCCTGCATCTTTCACTTGACAATTTTGTAACCTTATGTTACAATAGATTATGTGCGATTAATAATATCTATAACAATTGCACAAGACCAAGGTTCAATTCTGAGCCTTTTTAATTTACTCACTAGAACATAAAGGAACTAAATATGTCGTTTGATCTAATAAAACATGACCCCGCCAAACTCGCAGAGGCTGGTTACACCTTCCCAATCGTCACGCCAGACGGTAACATTCAGGAAGCTACCCTCACCGTCCGTGGCGCACATTCAGCTAAAGTACGCACCTTTCAACGCAGCATCCAAAACCAATGGCAACAGCGTGATGCAGCAGCTAAGCGACGTGGAAAAGAAAAAGCGGACGAGTTGACTCCAGAGGAGTATGACGAACTCGGTGTTCGTTCAGCTTGTGCCCGTCTGATTGGGTGGACTGGACTTGTTGAGAACGGCAAAGAGGTTGTCTACTCAGAGTCTGAAGCAGAACGCTTAATGACTGCACATCAGTTCTTACGGGAGTTGGTGGTCAGTGAAAGCGAGAACTCAGGAAATTTTACCCAAAAGAAGACATCGCTCAAACCTTAGAATACTGCAAGCAAGAATTTGAGGGCAGTGTGTCTGGTTCCAACGGGTCTAGTATCCGTGATCAGTTGATGAATGTCTGGAAACAAACAGGGCACAAACCTAAAGAGTTAGAAAATCTAACTGAAATACCTAGTTCTTGTATTGAGGTTTGGCAATGGTTTCTACAACTCAATGAAACAAGGTCTTCAAATGGTTTCGGGTTTGACCCTATTGGATACGGGGACATCTGTGCTTTTTTCCAATTGATTCAAATAGTGCCTGAGATGTGGGAACTAGATTTGATTAGGGGATTGGACAGGACTGTACTTGGGGTATACGCTGCAAAGCAAAAAGCAGACAGTAAAAAATAGTAAGATTAACAGCGTCAGTCGTAGGCATACGCGCAAGTGAAGTTCTGCTCCAACAGAGACTCATCTGATGTTTGTTTTAAAATGTTTTGGAGGACAATGGTGGAAATTAATAAGAACAAAGCACTTTCACAAGACGAGTGGAAAGCATTGGTAGACTACAACCCAGACACAGGTGTCTTTGTTTGGAAAGTTAATCGTTATCGCACACAAGCTGGTGACATTGCAGGTTACCGTAAACCTAACGGGTATATCTCTATTCGTACAAACAAGAAGCATCATCCATGTCACCGAATAGCTTGGATAATTACGTATGGTGTTGATACTGATGGGTTCATAGACCACATTAACGGTGACAAAAGTGACAACAGAATTGTAAATTTACGTGTAGCTAATAAGTCCGCGAATGGGTTTAATACTACAAAACGTGCTAACAATACATCAGGTTACAAAGGTGTCACTTGGCACAAACAAATTGGTAAGTGGGCAGCTCGTGCAAAAGTAAACTATGAGTGTTATCACTTAGGGTTATTTGATGACGTACTAGAAGCTGCTAAAGCATACGACGATTTTGCGAAAGCAAACCACGGCGAATTTTACAAAGATAATCTATAAATTATAGCCTCCTCGTGAGGCTTTATTTTCAAATATCAATCATCTGGTATTTCAAAATAATGACAGGATAAAAGAAATGTTTGAACTCTCCTCCCTAAAGTTTAACGTAAACACAGAAAAGCTCAAAGAAGCTATCGAGATGGTAGATGAATTAGGCACGTCTGTTAACAAACTTAAAACACCCCTAAAAGGTTTAGAGACAGCGGCAACAACAGCAGGTGATGCTGTTGTTAAAGGAGCAGGTGCAGGGACAACCGCACTGCAGAAACAGACAAAACAAACGGACATGATGGGTCACGCTGTAGAACGCTTTTATAAAGAGAAAGAAAAAGCAGCAAAAGCAGACGAGATTGTTCAGAAACGCAGTCAAAGTATTCTTGAGAAACAGGTATCCGTCCTCAGTATTATGGGCGACGGTTGGTCAAAAGGTCAAGCAGGTGTTCTTGCCGCAGCTCAGGCTGCTGGTATAGCTAACAATGAGTTTCAGAAACTAAAAGACACACTGGCTTCCCAAAGAAGACTTGTTGGTGGTGATCCATTTGACAAAAGTGCAAGCGGTCTTGTTGGTTTGAAACAAGGTCTAGGAGAGGCTCGTGAAGGCTACCGTCAACTCACAGTTTACGAAAAAGAATACGCAAGATTAAAAGCGGAGGGCAATGGTGTAGAGATGCGACTGGTTGCCCTTAATCGTAAAGAAACTGACAGTCTGTATCGTGACAAGCAACGAATGATTGAGCAATACAAAATGCTCAAAACAGCTCAGTTTGACTCTAGCGACACTGCGATGATTGAGAAGCAAAAGAACGCTTACAAGGACTTAGTATCTAATGTTAAGAACCTCGAAAATACATACAAAGAAGTAGCCACTGCCAAGCGCCCACTGGATAATATTCGCACAGTTGATGCGACGAAACGCCGCGACCAGTTAAACTACATTGCTCGTGGCACTTCCGTACAATTAGGTGATATTGGTGTCTCACTAGCAGGTGGTCAGAATCCTATCACTGTAGCGATCCAACAATTTGACCAGTTGCGTAGTATTCTTGGTGGTGTTGGCAACGACACCAAGGCTATGCAGGAAGTGATGCAAAATGCATTCACCCAAATTGTGCAGGGATTTGCATACGTTGCAACTGCAATGGGGCAGTTTGTTGTTGGTGCTGTTGTCAATACATCAAAGGCACTTCTAACATTCGCAAGCGACATCACAGGTACAACCTATGTTTTAGCAACTTTACGCAAAGCCTTGGTTAGTCTTTCAGGTAGTGAAGCATCAGGTGTTGTTAAAACCTTTGACAGCATAGGTAAAGTTATTGTAGGAATCTCAGCTACACTCGTAGCATCACTCACCGTAGGTTTAATCGGCGTAGCCCTAGCCTACAAAGAAATCATCCAGACATCTCAAGACCTCTCAGTAGCTCTTGCAATGTCAGGCGGTGCAATCGCCATCAACAAAGACGAAGCCTTAAAAATGTCAGCAGCACTGGCAAGTACATCAGGCACGTCTATGCAAGTCGTAGGTGTTATCACTGAGATTGCTAAAGCAGGTAACTTAGGTAAAGACTCAATAGCTGGTATCACCAAAGCCTCTTTGGACTTGCAAAAGTACGGTGGTATTGCTGTTAAAGACACAGTGGCTTTGTACGCTAAATTAGCTGATGACCCTGTAAAGGGTTTGACTGAACTCGCCTTGAAAACAGGTGATGTATCTCAAGCGACTCTTGACCATATTGGAAAACTTGTTGCACAAGGCGACTCCGTTAATGCGGTGACATTAGCCATTGAAGAGATGAACCGTGTGAATGGTTTAGCTTCACAGCAAATGCTTGCTGATATGAGTCCATTAGAAGTGCTCTGGTCTGAAATGAAAGGTCAATTAACCTCTTTGAAAGAAGAGTTTTACGCGATAGCAGGTTCATCTGAACTTGTTAACGTCTTTGCAACAGCTTGGAGAACTGTTTCTGTAATGGTGTCCGAAGTTTGGTTTGTAATTAAAGGTGTAGGTAAAGAGATAGGCGGTTTAGCTGCACAATTAGGTGCTCTTGCATCTGGAGATTTCAAAGGCGCTTCCAACATCAGAGGCATGATGGTAGAGGACGCTAAAGCAGCAAGAACGGCACAAGATGCGTTAACTAAATCTATTGTAGAAGGAACAAGTTCAAGGTCTAGTGCAGAAAAGCAGTACATCAACGTAATGCAAGCTGGTGCTATTGTTCGCCGTGAAATGACTGAAGCTGATAAAGCTCAGAATATCGCAGGAATCAAAGCAGGAGAATCTTTAAAGAAAGAAGCTGAAAAATACAACAACGTATCTAACCTAGATGGTGCAGGACGTGAAAAAGCTAAACAAGCGGCAATAGATAAAGTGCGTAAGTTAACCGTAGAAAGTATGAAAGCTCATGGTGCTGATGTTGTAGCCATTGAGAAAAAATTAGCTGAAACTACAGCAAACATTGAGGAGCAGTACAAGCCTAAGAAAGAAAAGTCCAATTCGTCAGGTATTAACGACTCAATTAAAGCAGAACAAAAGACAATTGAGGATGCCCGTAAAGGTATTCAGCGAAGTGCAAACATGCAAATGGACGCACTTAACAGCTTGCACAAACGTGAGTTAGTTAATGATGTTGATTTCTTTAATCAGAAGTTCCTGATTGAAAAAGAAAGCATCGACAACTCCATTGATCTACTCAAGCAAGAGCAATCTATTGCAAGCAAGAAAAAGAATAGCCTAGCAGAAGTACAAGCCTTCCAAGGCAAGATAAGGGACGAGCAGGATAAGCTCAAGGACAAAGAATTAGAACGTAACTATGCCTTGCTGGACTTACAAGACAAGCTCGCTAAGGCTAGTATCAAAGCGTCCTTGACTGAAATAACAGCACTGCAAGAAAAGAACAAAGCTCAAAAGTTAGACAACGAATTGATCGGTTTAACTATTCAAGAGACTCAAGCCTTGAAAGCAGTAAGAGCAGACAGTGTTATTGCTTTACAAGCAGAGCATGTTGCTTATATGGAAAAGTACGGTTTGTCTGAATCAAGTGCAACAGCTTATGAGCTTGAGAAGCAAAAGCTGAACGCACTCAGAGAAGCACGTAACCTTGACACTGATGCAATCGCTCGTCACACAGAAGCAGAGCGTAAGAAGTTGAATGAAACTGTCAACGAAGGCTTTAGAAAAGATGGGTTAAATCTTGAAGATGCTCAAGCTGAGTTGAACTTTAGAGAGTCTTTGATTGGAACCTACGGTGTTCAAAAAGAAGAGGCTAAACAAGCCTACGAACTTGAGAAGCAGATGCTGCAAGTTAACCGCAAGCAGACCGAGGATTTAATCAGTGTTAGAAAACAGTACAACGCTTTATTAACCAACAACCCAGAGCAGAATAGTAAGACACTTAGTGATTTAGCTGCTGTTGAAGCAGTTATCAATTCCAACGCTGAAAAACAAATCCAACAGATTCAAAAGGGTGCGAAGATTGCACAGAAGGAACTATTGGATGGTAAATTTGACAAGGTAGCAGAGGGTCTAGCGGATGCCTTGGTAACAGGTATGACTAAGGGGGCTAAAGCGGGTCGTAAAAAGTTACGTGACCTGATTGTTGCAGAACTTGAAAAGACAATTACTCTTTCTATTACAGCAAACATCAAGGGGTTGCTTGGTGGGGGGCAAGGTGGTGGATTGCTGGATAGTTTATTTGGTAAGGTCACTGACAGTCTTTTCTCAAAAGGTGCGGATTTACTTGGAGGCTTGTTTGGTAGCAGCGGAGCGGCAGGAGCGTTTGGTGCTTCGTCAACTTTTGGTGTAGCTACTGGTACAATAGGTACTGGTGGCTTGAGCGCGGCTGGTGGTACTGGTGCGGCGGCACTGGCTGAACTGAGCACAGGCATTGCTGGATTAGGAACAGCGGCAACCACAACCGCTGCCGCTGCAGCATCTGGAGCAGTAGCTACAGGCGGTTTAGGTGCTTCTATTTTAGGAGCAATTCCTGGCGTTGGCTGGTTAGCACTAGGTATTGGGGCTTTGATAGGAATTTTCGGCTCTGGAAAAGATAAGATTCCTACGGTATTAAACGACCTAGCTTTATTTAATAACTCTCTTATTGGCTTACCTTTTCTTGAACTTGCGATAGGCAGTGATGAGGCGGCACAAGGCTTGCGTGATGTGATGTATGGTTTAGAGAACTCATCCCCTACCATGCGTAAACTTGCTGGTGAAACTTTAAGTCTAAGTGTCGAGTTGCTAAGAGCGACTGGAGATATTGCAGGTGCTGCAAATCTAGCTAGAAACATTGGTACAAGGGGAATGTCTGAAAAAGAAATTGCTGTATATGACTACAACGAGAAACTACGCAGTCAAATCGAAGCAGCAAGAGCAGGTGCAAGTGCAGCCCAAGCAGCAGCCCAAGCTGAAGAGCAGTTAGCTAAGACTCGTTGGGATTTAGCGGGTAAGTTGAACATCCTCCTAGGGCGTACAACACAGAAGGAGTTTGACCGTGCTACACAGTTAGCTGGTACAACAGATGCTGCATCTCTTAGTATGTTGAATTTAATCTTTCAAATGGAAGACCTGCATTTAGCGGTAGATGCCGCCTACGGTGTGCTTGAAAGAAGTGTAGCTGCTGAACGTAAACTTGGTGAAGTGCGTTTAAAGGCTGCTACAGACCTCCAAACATTGCTTAAAGCATCGAAAACAGCTAACACTGTAGAAGTATCTAGGAAAGCAGCCCAAGCGCAGTTAAGTATGTTCTTGGCAGTGGCTAAGGCAAGTGGCTTCTTGCCATCTGCGGAAACGTTAAAACCTTTGCTAGATTCAATTGGCAAACCTTCCGAGGACTTGTTTAGTACTTTTGAGGATTATCAAAGAGACTTCCTAAAGACTTCTAGGAATATTGCAGAAATGTCTGGACTAGCAGATAAGCAAGTGACAATGGAGCAAAAAACTCTTGACGCTTTAGATGCACAACTAGCGAATGCTAAGGCACAGTTAGACGCGCTGAAAGGTGTAGATAATTCAGTCAAGGATGTTTCAACAGCTGTTAATGATTTTAGTGCAGTAATGCAAGCTTTATCTGCCGCGCAGAGTTCAGCCGCAACCTTTAGTTACCCTGCTCCGTCCTCTGGCGGCGGAGGTGGCGGTAGTTCAGGTTCTGGTGGTTCATCCTCTGCAGCATCTACACCTACGTTTGAAGATATTATCGGTCAAGATAATAAGGACATTGTTGACGCATACAGAGAGTACTACAACCGCAACCCTGATCCCACTGGCTACAAGGGGTTTTTGGATTCAAAACTAACTGGAGATAAGTTGTCACAAGCGATTTTAGGTGCTTCTGCATCTAATACAGCAAGTGCGGATTATCGTATGGCAGTCTCAAGGAGTTATGACCCGCTAGACCCTATTAAGAAGTTTTGGAAAAGCAAAACCTCAACTAATACAGATATAGAGGGTTCATTCGCACAAGGTATTAATAGTGTGCCTTACGACATGACTGCACAGATACACAAAGGTGAAAGAATTTTACCTGCTGCAGACAACACCGAACTGTTTGCAAGATTGCAAAGTCCTCAAGACAACGCTGTTGTTATGGCAGCAGCTATTGCAAGATTAACAGAGGAAGTAAAGATGCTGAGAAGTGAAACACGTCAGGGTGTTGTTAATACAGGGAAAGCTGCAGAAAGTTTAAGAAATATGACAAATGAAAATGGAACAGCTTTTAATGTTGTAATGGAAACATGAGTAACAATGTAAAAATTATTAAACCGATAACTGTAACTAATTCAATGATAGTTAGTACAAATCTTTTTGATACTCCTTTAAATGGTTGGTACTCTGGAGGTACATATAACACAGGGGATTATGTAAGTATTCCAGAAGATGGGGGCTACTCTTTCTACAAGTCCCTTCAGAATAGTAATACTAATCATCCACCAAGCACTTCTCCGACTTGGTGGGTTTTCAGTAACTTTAATTATTCGACTTATGTACAAGGTGCAGGGTATGCTCTTGGCGCACGAGTATTAGACCCAGTAACTAACTACGTTTACGAGAGTCTAACAGCAAATAATAATGGCGTACTAGACCCAGTTGCTACACCTCCTTGGTTAAACATTGGGGTAAATGCTTCTATATTGCCAGCTTTTTGGCTTCCTAGCACTACTTACGCACTAGGGGAGAAGATATTGTATATACAAAGCACCCTTGGTGGAACTTTTGGACAACCTGACACAATTGTTCGTCAAATTGTCTACACTTCTCTTCAAGCGGGAAATATCGGTAACGACCCCTTCACGACACCAGCTTTTTGGGCTACAGATGTAACTTACCCTGTACCTTGGTTAAGTAGTGTTAATTATGTAAGTCAAAGAGTTGTATACACTCCAGACGGAAACCTTTGGCAGACTCCGTTTGGATGTAGGGGGATATTGCCAGCTGCTGAATATCCAGTTAACTGGTTTAAAGTTAAACCTAATAACCGTACCGCTATGTTCGATGACTTAAGCTCATCAGGCACTGAAGCTAATAAGCAAATACTGGTGACAGTGGCAAGCGGTGTAGTTACATCTATCGGTTTAGTTGCTGTTAACGCCGATGTAGCAAAAATAACGGTAAGAGACGGTTTAGCTGGTGCTATTGTATTTCAGAAAACAATAGGTTTATCTGGGGGCAATGCTTCAAATGGGTGGGATTATTATTTTAGTGACCCAACAATAAGAAAAAGACAAGCATACATAAGTGGGATACCTCCTTATCTAAATTCCCATGTGACTTTAGAATTGACTGGAACAGGTGCTATTA